CTCACCACCACGGTGCCCGGCCATCCGGAGGCCGGCCTGGACATCGACCTGTCGCAGTACACGGTCGCCTCGCTGATCAGCTACCTGGCGGCCCAGCCTGGCTACATCATCCAGTACGGCGACCAGTCCGAGCTCGCCGCGCTGTCGGCGCGCGTGCTGATCGACGGGCAGAACGACGTCGCCCGCTCGAACGGCGACCACCTCTACGGCTACACCAACATCCTGTGGTCCTACATGGAGGCCATGGCCGTCGAGCTGCAGGAGGCCCGGCGCCAGATCGTCGAGGCGCTCAAGCAGTTGAACACCAAGACGGCCCAGGGCGAGTGGCTGGACCTGCTGGGCAGCTACTACGCGGTGCCGCGCATCCAGGGCGAGCTGGATGCCTCCTACGGCCCGCGCATCATCGCCGAGGTGCTGCGCCCGCGCGCGAACAACGTGGCGATGGAAGAAGCCATCAAGGTGTTCACCGGGCAGGACGCCAAGGTGACCGACGTCACCATCTATGGCGAGACCTTCCCGCTCTACGATGGCGCGATCACCCATGATGGCACCTGGAACTACAATGCCAGCGCCATCCCGATCTATGGCCTGTTTGACGTCGAATATGGCTACGACTTCGAGGGCGGCGCCGACATTACGGCCTTCCAGCAGATCGTCCGCGAGCTGATCGGCCGGCTGCGCGATGCCGGCACGCATCTGCGGTCGCTGCTGCTGCGCGGCTCGGATATGTCCGACACCTTCACGCCGCCCACCGACGGCGGTCTGATCGACTGGTCGATACAGGCCACGCTCGAAGACACGTTCGACGAGCCCGACGACCCGGACTTCGCCATGCAGGCCACCCTGGCCGCCATGCAGGATACCCTGGCCGAGCCTGCCGACGACGCCGAGCTGAGCATCGCCTACGCCTACAGCTACAACGGCCTGCGCACGCACAATGGCATCATCACCCATGCCGGCGGCCAGATCCTGACCGAGTCGCTCTAGGCGGGTCGTGACGGGACAATCTCCGTATCTAACGGAGGTCGGCTTGAGCCTTTCCTTTCACGACCAATTCGAACGCCCGCCGACCGGGGACTTCTACCTGGAGGTCTACCGGCGCGGCCAGCTCATCGAGGTTGTCGACGAGAAGAACCTGATCGTCGCCAACTCGAAGCTGATCCATGCGCGCCTTCTCGGCGGCGACGTGGCCAACCGCAGCGTCACCCAGATCGCGTTCGGCGCCAACCCGGTGGCGCCGAGCACCGGCAACACGACCATCACCGATCCCTACACCAAGGCGATCGACCTGGTCAGCTACCCGGCCACCAACCAGGCGCGGTTCGCGTTCTCGCTGGGTACCGCCGAGGCCAACGGCAAGGCCATCGCGGAGTTCGGCCTGCTCACGGCAGGCGGCATGCTCTATGCCCGCAAGAACCGCTCGAACCCGCTCCACAAAGAATCGGACATCACGTTCGCCGGAACGTGGACGATCAACTTCTGATCGGCGACTAGACCATGGCGAACCAACCAGAACAAATTCAGTGGGACGACGGCGTATACCAGCTCGAGACCACTGACCCTGTACAAGGCGGCGTCGGCGGCACGTCGAACCGGCCGCTGCTCAACCTGGCGAACCGCACGGCTTACCTGAAGGACCGCCAGGACAAGCTGGTGAACGGCGAGATCATCCCGGACACCGTAGCGCCGAAGAACTCGCCGGCCTTCACTGGCACGCCGACCGCGCCCGACGTGGTTCTGGGCGACCGCTCCGGCAAGATCGCCAACACCAAGTTCGTCCAGGACACGGTCAACGGCATCCTGTCCAAGAGCGTCGCCGGCAACCAGAACGTCACGCTCACTGCTGCCGAGGCCGGCAACGGCATCCTGGCCTTCACTGGCGTGCTGACCGGCAACATCTCGGTGATCGTCCCCGCCACCGCCAAGAGCTGGATCGTCTCGAACCAGACCAGCGGGAACTTCACGCTGACCGTCAAGACGGCGGCCGGCACCGGCGTGGCCGTGGAGCAGGGCAAGAACGCCGAGCTGTGGTGCGACGGCGCCAGCGTGCGGCCATCCACCAACGACTACCGCAATGCGGCCCTGACCGGCACGCCGACCGCGCCCACGGCGGCGGCTGGCGACAGCTCGCAGCAGGTCGCCAACACCGAATTCGTCCAGCAGACGGCCAATGAAATGGCGATCGTCTACGCAATCATTCTCGGGGGCTAACCCATGGCAGCAGCATTCAAGAACGCGCTCGGCACCTGCGGCACCACGCCTGGCGTGGCCTATACCGGCGCGGCCGGTGCGGGCACGGTCATTACGTCGGCGACCTTCTGCAACACGACCGAAGACAAGACGCCCACGGTGACCGTCACCGTCACCAGCGGCGGCGTGACCAAACACGTGCTCTACAAGGCCTCGGTTCCGACCAACGGCACCCTGACCCTCAAGCCCGAGGCGCAGATCATCCTGAAGCCGACCGACACGCTGAACGTGCACGCCAGCGAGGCTAACGCGATCGATTTCGTGATCTCGGCCACGGAGCTCTGATATGGGCCGCCTCAACTACGACAGCGCGCCCGTGCGCAATATTCCGACGGCGGCGCCGGGCGATTCGTCGAGCATGCCGGCTTCCACCGCCTTCGTGCAGAACGCCGTGCCGGCTGGGGTCGTGTTGCCTTACGCGGGTCCGGTGCCACCGGCGGGATGGCTGCTGTGCGACGGCTCGAATGTCAGCCGCACGGCCTACGCGAAGCTGTTCGCGTCCATCGGCACGACCTATGGGACTGGCGATGGTACGACCACGTTCAGGCTGCCTGACCTGCGCGGCGAATTCGTGCGCGGCCTGGACCAGGGGCGCGGTGTGGATACAGGGCGCACGATCGGAACTTTGCAGTCAGATTCCATGCGCGTTCCGTACAATATCGGCAGGGTAGGCGCCAACGCTTTCCTGGCCGGTACGCAAGCCGGGTTGGACTATCTTGCAGCCAACAAGGGGCTTGACGGCATCAATGCAGGCACTGAAACGCGCCCGCGCAACGTCGCCATGAACTACATCATCAAATTCGCATAAGGAGGCTGGGACATGGCTTACCTTGGTAACAGCCCCCTCAACGCGCTGTTCAGCTTCACGCCGGTCACGCTGGCCCAGGGCCAGACGCAGGTACTGGTCAACTACACGCCGGGCCGCTGCCTGTTCTTCAAGAACGGCGCGCTGCTCGACCCGAATGTCGACTACACGGCGGCCAATGGCAGCACCGTCACGCTCGCCAGCCCGGCCAGCGCCGGCGACGTGCTGGTCGGCATCAACCTCGCGTCGTTCGCCGTGGCGAATGCGCTGCCGCTGTCGGGCGGCATGCTGACGGGGCCGGTGACTGGCCCGGCGAGCGCAACGGAATCCATTGGCGGCCTGATCGAGATCGCTACCTCGGCCGAAGCCCGGGCGCTGGCGGACGACGTGCGCGCGCTGACGCCGAAGAAGCTGGCGGACGCGTTCACCGGGGCTAACCAGTCCCTGGCAGCAAGCGGGTATCAGAAATTGCCCGGTGGCCTCATTGAGCAGTGGTTTGTTGCCTCCAACACCAACAACCTCGGTGCTGGTTACAGTCGGACCTCGTATCCCATCCCATTCCCAAATGCCTGTCGCGGGCTGAGCTTCGCCAACCTGACATCTGCGGCTGGTGGCTATGCGGTCGGATTTGCCTGCCCCGTTGGATCGCCCGGTGCGGCGAACTTCGATTGGGTCGCGTACACCGCTTCCGGCACGCCTTCCCCGAACCCCTCACAAACTTCCGTTCTTGTTCGCGCGGTAGGTCATTGACATGGAAAACTCACCGGAAATGTTCTTCTCGGCCACGGCGAACGCCTTCTATCCCTCGGCCTTCCGCGCCGACTATGAGGCTGCTGGAACGTGGCCCGAGGATGCCGTTGCCGTGCCGTACAGCACGTTCCAAGAGTTCGCCTTGGATGCGGCGCCGGCCGGGAAGGAGCGCGTTGTTGGTCCCGACGGCTTGCCGATGTGGGCTGACCTGCCGGCACCTTCGGTGGAACAGCTCGCGGCCGCTGCGCGCGCGGAGCGTGACACCGCGCTCAAGGCCACCGACTGGCTGGTGGCGCGCCACCGCGACGAGGTCGACGCCGGCGGCAAGACGGCACTGACGGCCGATCAGTTCAAGGCATTGCTCGCGTACCGCAAGACGCTGCGCGATCTGCCCAACAAGAAGGGCTTTCCGGCAGTCGCGATGCCGAAAGTCCCCGATTTCCTGTAAGCGAAAGGCAGGGACGATGATTGGCAGCTCTACATGATCTTCTCGACGGCTTGCGCGGCGTCTGCTTCCCCTTCGGGGGCGTGGTAGCGCCGCCGGGCTTTTTGATGTGCTCGGGCCAGGCGGTCTCCCGGACCGATTACGCCGCCCTCTATAGCCTGCTCGGGACCCGCTTCGGTGCCGGTAATGGCTCGACCACGTTCAACGTCCCCGATCTGCGCGGCCGCGTGCCGGTCGGCCTGGACAACATGGGCGGCACCAACGCGAACCGGGTGACCGAGGCCGCCAGCGGGATCGACAGCCTCACGATCGGGGCCACTGGCGGCGCGCAGACGCACACGCTGACCACGGCGCAGATGCCGGCGCACACGCACAGCTACAACGCCTATACCGGGGCCAATGCCGGGGCTGGCACGCCCGTAACCGGCACCGGTGCCACGGCCGTGATCGGCAGCTCGACGTCCGGGTCCCAAGGCAGCGGGCAGGCGCACAACAACATGCAGCCCAGCATGATGATGAACTGGATCATCAAGACCTAG